TCATTCGTTACCTGCAGTAATTATGTTAGAGGCAAAGTTACCTGACAGTATAGTAGATAATTTAAATGAATATTTAGATAAACTTCTAAAGAAAAAGAAAAGAAAATCTTTAGCAGGTACTTTAGTAGGACAAATTCATCAAGGTCAACAATTACTGATGGACCACAACCATGAATTATTAAAAGATTACTATGGACTTTTAACTCAAATGGGTGTACAATACTTAGAACTATTTAAACAGTCTACTGGTATAGCTCATGTAGGTAGAACTATAGATATAGACGAGCTGTGGTCAGTTCATAGTTTTGAAGGAGACTACAATCCTATACATGACCACGGTACTAAAACTTTAATGGGTATTAGTACAACAACATGGACAAAAGTGCCTAAACAAATAGGTAAATTAGGTGAAGGTGGCACAGAAAATTATAATTTATATAATGACTCTGGTGCTTGTGATGGTTTTTTAGCATTTAACTATGGCAGAAATAGTCTAATGGATGCTGAAAGACTTAGACCACCTCAGTCAATATCCATGAAACCAGTAGTGGGCAGACAACTTATGTTCCCATCATGGTTACAACATATGGTTTATCCTTTTTTTGGTAAAGGAGAACGAAGAACAGTAGCAGCAAATTTAAATTGTTTTAAACAGGAGGAAATATGAAAGAAATAATTTTTCCAATATTACTTGGAATTGCAGGAATTATAGCTATAATTGTATTTGCTTATGAATCAACATCATACAAAGGTTACGATGATGTTCATTCTTGTTTTGGTAAGTGTTATGAAGAATACACATTAAAACATGGAACATTCTTAGAGCAACTAGAAATGAAAAGAGTAGCTAGACTAGAAGCTGACCCAGCTGAAATGGGCAGTAAAGTTTATGTAAATTGTGCTATGTGTCATGGTCAAGCTGGAGAAGGAGGTATTGGACCAAAGCTTGTTGGCAGTACTTCTATTGTAGAAATGCTAATGCAATATAAAAATGGAGAGACTAGAGGTGAGCAGTCTGCCTTGATGTGGGGTCAGGCTGCTAATCTTTCTACTCAAGACATGGAAAATTTACAAGCTTATATAAACACTTTTAAATAACAGGAGAAAAACATTATGACTAAATATTCGGGAGCTTTATTATTCAAAGCTTTAGAAACAAAATATACTGCTGACAAGGCAGAAGCAAAAGCTAATCTTGAAATATATTTTAGTAATAGAGTTGGAGTTGCTGAACATCCAAATGTTGTGGAGTCAATGGACAAGCTTATGGAACAGTATGTTACCGCTGATGAAAAGTTAACTATGTTAAAAGAGGATTTTTAAATGAGCTTATTAAAAACTAGAGACCACTATAAACCATTTGAT